AAATACATTGCTAATTGATTAAGAGCACCAGTTGTTAAATGACCTTGAGCCATAGAATGAACCATATCTTGACCAACATTTTTGAGTTGTTCACTAGTTAAGCCAACGGTATCACCCATATTTAGCATGGCATGAGTTAACATATCTGCTTCTTTTTTACTTGAGTGCAAATGATAGAAACCTTGTTCCAATTCATCAACAACATCTACGGCTTGACCGGTTTTAACAGATAACTCATTAATGGTGTTAACCATAGCTTTACCCTTTGAGGCATTACCTGTCAAAGTAGTCCAAACGGCGAGCATTTTCTGTTGTTCTACCCAGTATTCTTTACCGGCTGCGGTTGCCTCATGAATACGAGAAGTAATCCCCATCCAAGCAGATGAAATTGCATTACTAGCTAAATTAGCAAATAACAGTTTATGCGTAGTAATTCCCATTTCTTTAGTGCTTTTTGCAGCTTCTCTAGCACCACTTCCAATGCGCTTAAATGGATTTACATTCATTTTGTGTATATTTTTAGTGGTGTTAGTTAATTGCCCATTAAGATTGCGCAATTTATCTTTAAGTTGAATAACATGCATTTCTTGTTTATGATAAGCGTCGCTATCAAGCTCTTTATTCATTCCTTGGAATTTTTGCTGTTCTTTTCCAACTAATTCAATAAGAATTTGAGTTTGATTTTTTAAACCTTTTTGACGGGCAACGATTGCATCATAATTTCGACCCTGTTTTACCAATGAACTTGTATAAACATCAGTTGTTTCTTTTGCCTTTTGATATTTTGAACGTAAATCATCAATAGTGTGGCCAGCATTTTGCTCAGCTTCTTTTTGATGCGTAATTTTACCATTCATCATATTATAAGATTTAGAAAGATTGTTCATTTCATGCCGTAAATTAGCAATACGAATTTGTTGAGCATGATACCCATCCGAATCACTATCTTTATTCATTGAGTGAAGCAATCCAACCTGTTTTTCAATAATCGTATTTAAAGTTGACATCTGAGATTTATACCCTTTTTGGGTAGCCTCTAATGCCTTAATATGTTTTCCCTGATCTTCAAAAGCTCGAGAAGTAGCTTGAGTTGTCTCTTGTTGCTGCTTAAGTTGTTTGTTTAATTCGGGAATACCTGTCTTTAGAAATGAATATTGTTCACGTTGTGCCTTTAATTGTGCTGTAAAACGCTCAACTTTAGCTTGCGATTTGCCAATCGCTGTCGTCATTCTATCATAATCAAATGCATTTTCTTTAGTTCGTGTACCTGTTTGTTTTAGAATATCCTGCTGTTGAGCTAATAACAGTTTTTGTTTCTCAAGTTTTTCATTTAAGCCATCATACTTAGTTTTTGCGGCACCTAAATCATCACCAACACGCTTTTGTGATTGATAAGTTGCTTTCCAAGCAGAATCTACAGCTTTAATACCTTGCTCGATATTCTTAAGAGTTGGACGCATTTGAGCATCATCAAGCCCCATATGAACAACAAGGTTCCCAATCGCTTTTTCTGAAGCCATTGTACTGTACACCTCCATAAATTATTAATTAGAAGAAAGCATCTTCCAGTGATTTAGGTCTATCTTTTTCTTCGCGAGCCGCAAGAGCATGCATAACTTCAACATAATCTTGATTGTTAAAAGCTTCAGCCGACATTCCTTGTTGCATCATATGTTTCTGCAACAAATACAAATCTTCTAAAACGTCCTGCGGCTCTACGCTTTTCCCGATTCGGCCTCAGCAACGGAATCCGCATTTAATTCAATATCACCAATTTGGATTGCCGTTGATAATTGTTCAAAAATTCCAATTAAAGTTTCAATTTCTAAATTATCAATCTTTTCATTGAAAGCCTTTGTTTGCTTTTTGTCCAATACCCCAGCAATAAATTCGGCAATATTTTCAACTAATTTCACAGTATCTTTTGAATCCTTTAAAGAAAAATCCATTAATTCTTCTGGCGTTGGTTCATTATCTGACCCAACTCGTGCAAACATTGCTTGTTCATAATCAGCAATTTTCTTAATCATATCACGAATAATATAGGTCTTTTTCAAATACTTGATTTTGCGACCAACCTCAGCATCCTTAACATCTAATTCTTCAATTGTAATTTTCATAATTAATAATCTCCTTAATTTTTATTATGTAATAGCAAAAGAGATTAAAATATCTCTTATTGCTTTTTAACTTCACGTATTGTTAACTTTACTATTAATTAATGCGATGTTGGTGTGGTTGAGCCAGTAGTTGAGCCCGTCGCACTACCAGTAGTTGAGCCAGTAGTTGGAGTGTAACCCATAAATACATCCTTAAGAATATCATCTAACTTGATAGTAGTACCATCTTCAATATAACGCGTCACTGCACGTAAATCAGTGTTATTCCGTGAAATTGCTGAGAACGTTAATGAATCAGTTGCCCACTGTGGAGAGTCATTGTTTGACGTCAAAGTTTTTTCAGCTGGAGCAAATCGACCCTTCAAGAATGCGATATGAATTGGTTGACCTTGACGGTTTGTTGAAACTAAATCAAGGGCACCAAATGGAGAACGTGAAGTATCATCAAGATACCAACCGCCCATTTCATTCTTCTTATATCCAGTGATAATACCTTCAACATCCATTGGAATATCATTGGCAGCAAACGTAACAGAAACGTTACCTGTACCTTGTCCTGAAATATCTACCTGTACATCAGAACCATAAATCTTATTTGTTGTTGGGGCTAAACCAGTAATTGCAGCACTCAAAACACCAAGTACGGAACCAGCATTCATTTCATAAATACCATTCTTTGCACCAGGAATTGCAGCTGGGTCGCTTGGTTGAGTACCAGTGAGCATATCAGTATCGTCATCGATTAAACCGAAGTATGCTTTTTTAAATCCAATTGTTAACATATTTTTTTCCTCCTATTATAAAATCTTGTTTATATTAAAGTGAAAAGTGGAATAAAGTTGGTTCGTATCAGGATCAACTAAACATCCACTTCCAAATGACCACTTAATATCTTTTTCATTCAAAGCCTTAATAATTTCGTTCTCAAAGAGTTCAACATCATTATTTTCAATGTTCAAACTTTTACTAATTTCCATATTATTTTCAGAAAATTTAGATGGATAAAAAATTTGTAGTTGAACTGTTTGTCCTTTGCTAATGGCAAAATCTGAACCATGATGGTCTGGAGAATTTGCTATATCCTGTATTAAAATAACAATTTTATTTGCAGGAAGTGCTGTTTGAAGTCCTTTAGGAATTTTTCCAGTGAAAACCAAACAACTTTCAGAAATTCCAGGGATATTTGAACTCAAAAGCACATCAGAAACCTGTTTTGATAACATTTTTTAACTCACCCCTTGAGCTTTTTATCTAAAGTTTGTCGAGCTTTATCAGCCATAGCTGAAAAAATTGCTCCTGTATTTAGCTCATCGTACGTTTTTTCAACAAAAAATTGTCCTTGTTGACGATAAGTGCCATGGTCAACCCAATTTGCAACTTTCCAAGTAGTTTTATCAAAACCAACATCACTTGAACCATCGGCAAATTGACCTTTCTTATGAGTAATACCGTCTCGCATATGGTTATATACATCGCCATAAATATATTGTGTTTTTGAATTTTCATCATATGGAGTGTTATCTCGAAGAGCTTGTTCAACCTTTTTTATGCCAGGTTCAATTATATCTGCAGCTTCATTACGAGTTAATACAACTTGATTTCGTAAATTTTTTAATAAATCATCGACACCTTCAATATGACTATTATCATTATCCATAATTATCACATTCCTATGTTAATTTATCAGTTTTTTCAAGAACAAAAATCATTTGGCCTACTAATTTAGTTGTATTGAATTTAACAGATTCAACAGTGTACAAATTTCCACGATAACGAACATATAATCCATATGATTGTGGAGAAGTCAAAGGATCATCTCGCAATTGCTTAACAGCAATCGCTATTGTGTCTTTAATTTGCAAACCTTCTAAATCCTGAACCATATTTGGTGTAATATAATAATCTGCGCACTTGCGTTTATAATCACAAATAAATGAATCGTCATTTTCACTATACGTTCCATTTGGATTTTGAACTAAACCAAAATGTCCAAATTCACACGTTTTGTTATAACGCCATAATTTAACTGAATTTGCCATTAGTTCTCGTCATCTCCCCCATAATTCGCACCATCATTATTTGCAATATTTGTGTCGCTAGATGAATTTGAACTTGATGAAGTTGAGATTGAAATGCTGTCATTTGTTCCACCTAAAATACCAATTTGTGGAACTCGAATTAATGAAATAATATTGTCCAACATTGAAATTTGTTGTTCAGTTGCAGTGTCGTCACGATTAGTATACATTTTCCCACCCAAAATTAAAACTGCTGAGTTAAAAATATTCTGCTCGTCAGGTGTCAATGAATCAAAACTTTGTCCAACTGCAACACTAATTGCTGAAATTGCATTTTGAGTAATGAGTGCAATAAATGGTTGCTCTTCATCATCTGCATGAATTTGGTCCATCATATTATTAACTGTTACTAGTGCCATTTTATCACCTCGTTGCCTCTATATTATAATTGTGAATTACCCAGTCATAAATGACTGAATTTCTAGGAACACCACATACTTGTCTAATATTATTAAAACATTAGATAGAGGTTACGGCTATTTACTAAGGTTTGTTCCGAACCTAGATAGTCAATTAAGCATTTAAAATATTCTTAGCAGCATTGATGTCTCTATCATGACTTATGCCACATTTAGGGCAAGTCCACTGACGAATATCCAAAGTGTGCTTACCGTCATCAAATCCGCAATTACTGCAAATTTGACTAGTTTTCCACGGATTAACAGTGACTAACTGTTTTCCATACCAAGCGCACTTATATTCTAGTTGCCTTCTAATTTCTCTCCAGCCTTGATTAGCAATTGCTCGAGCAAGTTTGTGATTTTTCATTAGATTTTTGGTTTTCAAATCTTCAATTTTAATCATATCATATTGCTTGACTAATTGCTTGGTTAGATTATTCAGATAATTATGTCGTTGATTGGCAATCTTTTCACTATATTTAGCTACCATATGCTTAGCTTTTAGATAATTTTTAAAATCTGATAATTCTCGTTGTTCTAATACTTTGTTGTGATGATCCCAAGCAATTTCTTTCATAGCTTGTAGTCTTCTACGAGCTAATCGTTTTTCCCAGTAATGCTTTTTCCTAGCTAAAATCTTATCAAACCTAATGGTTGGATACTTAACTCCATCGCTGGTAATCATTAAATCAGCGACACCCATATCAATTCCTACTGATTGACCCGTATCTGATACCTTAATAACTTCAGTGTCA